TAGCGTGAGCTAATAATTTGCGGAGCTGTGGCAGCAGTCTGTTGATCGAACTGATTGCATCATGCTCAAGAACGACTTAGCACGACAGGCCGGAAAGTTAGGCATGCAGTGTAACAACTATGCATTGGCTAGACACAGCAGCACAGCGCATGGAGGGAAGCGAAATGAAGCTGATCAGCAACGAAGCCTGAGACAGACTTCACGCGACCTTTAACGCCAGTCAAAGATCTAATTTCACAGCCGACACCCGCTGACACTGCTTTGCATACTGCTGCAGATAGTCGATTTTTGCAGCGTCTTCTGAAATGGCGTCTCGGAGATCGAGAACACGCTCTGATACGCCTGCATCGAGCGCGATGGCGTCATCGACCACGCCGCCGGTGACGGCATCTGCGGGCCCTGCACCACCGGGTTGATCGACGTAGCGGGTGACGATGCGCACCCCGCAAGTGCCAACGCGCACGCAATCACGCAGGCGCTGTGTTTCAGCTTTGGCATTGTTCAAGTCCTCAGTGCTTTTCTTGTCGGCAGCAGCCAGGGCCCGGCCCACCTGCTGCTCATAGCCCCGCACAGCATCCGCTGCTGCCCGGGTTTTGGTGGCGATATCTGCCAGCACACCGGCATGGTCCTGACGCAGCTGGGCCAGTGCGGCATCCGCCCGCCAGCCCTGGACCACCCAGCCGGCAGCGAACGCACCGGCCAGCACCAGAGCGGCCAGGATGCTTTTGCCCCGGCCCGTCATGCCAAGCCTCCCTCGCACAGCTGGCGCTCGGCCGCGCGCCGGCGCACCAGGCCCGACAGCTGCTTGCCGCCGGCGTAGGTCCAGCGGCTCAGCTCTGCGCACGCCCCATCCATATCCCCGGCATTAGCCTTGCGCACCAGGGTGGAGCCGCAGAATGCCCCCTCCCCCACGTTGAATGCGAACGACAGGAACGCAGCGCGCTGGCCATCGGTCAGCGGCTGGCGGATGCAGTCCAGCGCGTCGGCATGCCGGGCAAGGTCCTGGTACAGCAGGGCCTCGCACTGCTCGCGCGTGAAGGTCTGCCCCATGCGCAGCTCTGGCCCGGTGTAGCCGGTGCACGCCGTCACGATGCCAATGGGGTCGCGGTACGTGCGGTGCACGGTGCCCTCATGCGTAGCCACGAACGGAACGACCATTGCGGCAGCCGCGGCACCAATGGCGGCTATCAGTTTTTGTTTGTGATTCATTTCGGGTAGATCCCCCGAACTGCATTCCAGGCTGCGGTAAGCGCCACCCCCAAGCCAACAAGGGCGGCCATGGGCCGGGCCAGCTTACCCAGCCAGTTGAGCACCTTGAATGCGCCTTTCATGGCAGTAAAAAACTCCAGCAGATCGGCCAGTTGCTGCTTGAGCTCACCCAACTCCTGGCGTGTCTTGCCCAATTCCCTCTCGATTACCGCCATGCGCTCACTCCCCTTGTCAAAACGCTCATTCACCTGCTGGGCTGCCAGCACCGGCAGCTCGTTTCCGAAGTCGTCCATCACCCCTCCCCGGGCGTAAAAAAACCCGCCGAGGCGGGGTTGTGGTCTGCGCACTGTTCAGCGTGTCATTTCAGCAATGACCGCAGCGTGACGTTCCGGCGTCAGAAATCCGCGCTGCTCCATGAATTCCAAGCCCAGCACCATTTCGGGGTCGTCGTATGTGATGTAGTCCGCGATGGTGAAACGGTCGTAGAACAGCTTCACATCCACGTCCCTCATGGCTGCACTGGCAATGGCCCGCTGTTCTTCCGGCGTGAATAAATCGAATTTGGCTTTACCTGTGTAGCGGTTGTAAATATCTTGCGCTTCGGATGCGATAGGTTTTTGCGTATCCCAGTAAATATTACTCATCTGTAGGCACCTCTATTTCGCCATCTTTGGCAGTTACAACCACATTATCTAGAATGGTAGGACATGCGATGGTGAGTTGCAATTCACCATCCACGCGTGCAACCGGGCCAATAATCCATGCGCTCTTTGTTTCAACGATATAGCCATCAGGCAGCGGGGAGAAATCAAAGTCCTCCCCATTTATCTTCAACAAGTCGCCGCTTTTATAAAGCTCCAAAGTGTCGAATCGAAATTGCGGTGTGAATTTGATTTTCATAATTAGTACCAATAGCCTTGGACAGAATAGGAAGTAAGAGTAATGTTCTGCGCAGTTCCTCCGTTCTTTCCGACAGCAGCAATAGCCTGAGCTCCTGCCATTTGCGCATAACCATACATGAAGTCTGGAGACGTTCCTGGGTTTATCTGTGCAAAAACTACGGAAGACTTAGAAAGCACTACAGGCGTAGGCGTGGCATACCCTGAATACACAACAGGGGTGTTTGCAGCAACGCTCGTAACAGTAGCATTTGGGGTTGCCAATATGGTTAGCGACCCATCGTTACGCAAGATAAATGTGCCGTTCGCGTTGCTACCATACTGCACTTGGCGGTCAACAACCCAGTTGGTTCCGTTGTATGTAGCAACAGTGTCAACATCTGTGCGAATATATCCGGCAGGCAAAGCCACCCCAGTAACTGTAACTGCCCCCACCGCACCAAGGCCATCAACATTGATTGTTGTGGCCCCGGTATTTGCAGCAGTTGCACGAAATGTCTTTATTTGCCCTCGCACCAATGAAGTCTGCGGATATACAGACGACAAGGTTATTGCGTTTGCAGTGCCACCGTAGGTTCCAAACGCCCACGCCATGTGTCGGATGGTTATTTTTGCAGCATCCGACAAACCGAGGTCACCGCCGACAACAAGATTCTTCGCCACACCCAGGCCGCCGGCGATACGCAATGCCCCCGTTGTCGCAGACGTAGATTCTGTGGTGTCGGTAAGGTTAAGCCATCCGTCAATTTGGTTCTGTATGGAACCCGCAAGATGGATACCCCACTTAATCCCATAGGTACCAGAACCTGCGTAAACACCACGGAACAAGTACGCCGTGTTGATAGCGCCGGCATTTGTTATTGAGGTGTAGCTACCCAACGCACGAACCAACGTGCTATTGGTATTAGTGTTGTTTATATAACTAGCAACGCCATATGAGTCATTAGTTTGCTTTGTAGTCGTCCCTACGTGCTGACTAATGAACCATCCTGCATAAGCGTTTGCCAGATTCTGAGTCCGCGCAGCATTATCTGTAGCATACCCACGCGCACCCGCAATAACAGTGGCTTCGCCCACACCGTCGGCTGCAGCAGAAACTTCTGCCACTGCTTCAGAACCAACAAGTGAAATTGTAGACCCCGCTAGTTGGGCCACCGTATTGTTGCCTCGCATTCGGAGGTATGCAGCACGATGTGTGCGCCCAGCAGTCAACGTAGTTGAGTCGGTGGAAATATCAAAATTTACACCTGATATATTTCCGTTAGCTGGGAATGTGGTATCTGTGCAGTAGACCCCCACGCCAGTATTCCAGGTGGTGCTGCCAATACCGATACGACTGGCATTAAATCCACCATAAAAAGATTGCACAGCCGTCCACGTCTGCGCCGTTGCAGTCAGAACAAACTGCTTCCATGTGCTAGTCGGAATATCCTCAAACCGCCCAGCGTAGAACACAGGTTTTGCAGTGTCCCACCGCAGCGACATAAAAGACCATGTATCGAGGGTCTTGCTGAAGAAGCCAGGGCTATACCGCATTTCGATTGGTATGGTTTCACCATCCGCCCGGTAGAACCCCGACCCTTTAGCCAAACACTGCGCGAAAAAGTCCTGCAAGCTAGTTGCAGATATACGCGTGGCTTCGACCTTGGTTGCCCCAGCCTCAACGCCATCCAGTTTCTGCCGCTCAGCAGGCGTCATAAGGCGCGCAGGATCGATAGATGCCGCAGACTGCGCAGCACTCTGCGCCGCAGCATTTGCCTGCTGGGCGGCCGCATTCGCCGTGGACGATGCGGCTTGCGCATCGCCCTTGGCCAGTTCTGCGGCGCTCTTGGCACTTTCTGCCGCCTGCTTGGCCTCGGCGGATGCCAGTGAAGCGCCGCGTGCTTCCTGCAATGCCTGGTTGGAATCGATCACCGCGTTCTGTGCTGCAGCCACCATGTCCGGGATGCCGGATGAATCCACCACATCCTGCGCCTGACGCGCCGCCGCCTGGGCCGCGGCAACCGCCTCGGCAATGGGGCCTGCCACCGTGATTTCCTCGGGGTCCTGCAGCAGCACCACATCGTCGTCGGTGATCGTGACACCCTCCACGGTAGTGCGCAGGCTATAGCGCCCGTTCACCGCGTAGAAATAGAAATTGCCCGAGCTGTCGGTGACCAGCGGATTCGGCGCGGCAATGGCGCCGGCGCGGTCCAGAAACAGGCTCGCCAGCTCGCCGGCCTCGTTCAGCACCGTCACGGGCACATTGCGGATCGCCGCGCCCGTGGTGCTGGTGATATTGGATTTGTACTTTTGCATCTGCCCTTCCTTATTTCACGCGCATCACATGGCAGCCGGTGGTGGCAATGCCGCGTGCTTCGGTACCGCCCTGCTTGGTCACCGACACCTCGTGCGTGTGCGATCCCGCCGCCGCCGCCGTACCGCTCACGTCGTGCGCATGCGCGCCTGCGTCCTGCAGCTTGGAATAGCGCACATAGCTGCGGTTGGTGCCAATGGCGCCATAGGTGTCGGTGGCCCCATCCGGGTTGCCCTGCCCCTCGTTGCCGGTATAGCCATGGTTGTGGCTGCCCGCTTGGCCCGTGTTGCCACTGACGGTGTGCGAATGCGCACCCGCCTGGGTGACCGCTGCCGCGTGGTCGTGCTCCTTGTTCTGGCTGTCCTGGATCAGCCCCGGCGCCCCCGCAGACAAAGCCCCGTCACCGCGTTTAACGGCAGCGCCAAAACTGTCCTTTTGCTTGCCGTTGTTGTCCGGCAGGCGGAAGGTGGTGGCCCCGTCTCCACTGGAAAAGCTGGCACGCTTGGCCTTGTCCGCCCACCAGTCCGCTTCCGCCACCAGCGGATAGCCACCGGTCGACACAAACTGCCACAGCGCCGGGTAATCCGCGCGCAGCAGCAGATCGCCATCCTCTGGCTTGAAATTGGCTTTGATTCTGGAACGCGCCCCGCCCCACCACATCGATCCGCCAAGGGGCATGCCAGCGGCGGCCACCTCATCGCGCAACTGGGCAATACAGGCCGCATGGAACCGGATGTAGTTGTCCAGGTTCGGAAAAACCGGCTCCGTGCCGGCGGGATAGTTCTCCGCCGAATTCGGCGAAAGCTCGTCTATGCTGTTGGGTACTGGCATGGATTGCCCATAAAAAAAGCCTCCACAAGGGAGGCTGGTGAATAAAAACCCGCTGCAGGCGGTTCAAGGAAGAAGCATGAAGGGCTGGAGAAAATTCTTTTACATCGTGGACAAAGGTTCCGATCTGCTTCTGATGTTCGCAGCTGTATTTATCTACTATGCTCTTGGAATTGGCCTTTTGATCAGTGGGTTTTTTCTTTTTTTCAGATGGGTTATCAGACCCACAGGTCTTCGCAGTGACTTCCCCCGCCTCATAGCCAAAATTTATGATCTGACCATTCAGTCCATAGACAAGATTACCGACTTATTCCATCAGTTCATTGAAACCATCGCCGGAATTCCGGATACCTTGCGCCAACTCAGCCTTGAAACTTTCACCCAATTCATCAGCGGGTGGCTGACCCAATCAGGATTCGCTCCCTCAACCCATGTCTTTATCATTGCCATGGCGGGCCTGGCGATAATTTTCTTGATCGTGCTGCAATATTGGCCCCTAGTGCTCCGACAGGCACGCCACCCACTCACACCCCGGTGGCTTCGCGCAGCCTGGGCCCGTACCGGCGGCCCACCCGTCCTTGACGCTCGCTGCCATGAGAAAAGCCTTTATCGTCGGAATTTGTTACGATAACGATACAAACACCACCTCAAGGGAGAACACTGCAATGGGAAGCTTCAGCATCTGGCACTGGTTCACTATGTTCATATTCGGACTCGTTGTCTGGCTTGCAGTGGCATGGCCCATTGCACGAATCCTGACAAGAACCGGCCATTCGAAATGGCTGGCCGTGCTGGCGTTGATCCCGGGCGTGAACTGGATTTCCCTTTGGATCTTTGCCTACAAGCCCTGGCCTCGCGAAGGCGAATAACGGTTCAAGCCGCCGTGCCAACCCAGGCCCGGCGGCGTTGGACCAATGCATATGGGCCCAGCAAAGCAGGCGGTACATCCAAACAACACCCGCCTGCCGCCCATATTGCTTGGAACGACCAACGCCGCGGCCTAAAAAAGCTGCTCCAGCCGGTTTTTTGACCACGGCGCTCACGGAGAATATCGCGCCAATGCAGCCACAAAGGCGCGACAAGACAGTTTTCCGCGCTATTTGCAACGTCACTTCTGCGCTCCCTGGCCTGACAACTGAAGCCTTTGCCTGAGCCTGCAATCAGGTCTGAGCGCCTCGTCTTTCTACTGATGCCTGCCGCCTTGGGAACGACCTGTATATTTCGGACTCGTAAGCAGCCCTCCCATAAATTCCCCTTTTGGGGTATTGGAGAGTAATACCTCCTCCAATACCTGCTGTGACAGCAGTCCCTTCCGGGCTTTCTGGGCATCATTGGTGAACCAGACATTCCTCTCCGGAATCTTGAACCCGCTCTTATTATGGGTTGCACCCTTTACCAAATCGACTGCCGCAAGAGGGTAGTTATTCCCAGCGACGGCCGTTTTTGCCGATGGGGCAGAAGGATGGCTGGCAACCCGTCCAATTCTCTCCAACAGCTGGATATCCTCAGGCGAAAAAGACGATCCCCTTTTTTCCAGACCCACACGGCTGACAGCCGAATTCAACGCCTGCGAAGGAGATCTATCGAGTGCATCGGCACTGTGCAATCCACCGCGCTTGCGTGTAGCCTCGTGGGCCAGCTCGCGTCCTGCGGCCACCACATCGCCTTCGGTGCGAACCTCCAGGTCTTCCCGCCTCGGTGTCACTTGCCTGTGGTTGGTATCCCTCACATCTACGACGCGCGGATTAGCCATTGCACTGCTGCGCTCGCCATCCTTGGTCAGTGTCTTTTCGCTTGCAACTTGCGTGGAAATCTCCGGGGTATCACCATGTGGTGGCATCATCACCGGCGCACCCCCTCGATGGCGTTGTGCTACACGCTCAAAGGCTTTGCCGGCAGCACCTATGGCCGCCTTGGCTCCAGAGCTCGCCACTGCCCCCCCAAGAAAACCCGATATTTTCTGGCCCAAGTCAGTCGCGCCCACTTCCCGCGCAATACCAGTGGCAAAGCCGTCCCCTGCTGCACCTACTAGTTGCATTGCAGGTTCGTCTGCAAAGTGGCGAACCGCAGCGTTGACAATCGGGTCCTTAGCAAACTGCAGCAGCTTTCGAGCCGCAGCCGTCTGCACACCGCCACCAATGACAGCCCCTACGACATCGCCAGTGAGGCGCTCCATCCTGGTCTCAGGCTTGGCAAGCCCAAGCCGGTCGGCAAGTTGGGCCGCCATAACAGATTCAGGAGTAGTCGGGAGGCCTGCGAGCTGGAGTGCCAAGCGGACTGGCGATGTAAACAACTCCACGGTCTGCGCTGGCCCCACAATTGCATGTCTGGCGAACAAACTGGCTTGTCTGCCCAACGAATCCCATACGGAACGCTGCGGCGCGGGCGTTGTCTGTACTGGCTGCGCAAGTCGCGTACTCTCTGATTGAGGCACACCAACGTCGTCTGCGAAGTTGCGTGCCACGACAGAAGGGGTTTGGCGGCCTGCGGTCCACGGCCCCGAGCGGCGAAATGGGTCGGCCGGCGCCTCCATCGCACCGCCGGCCGCCTCGACACCACGGCGCGTCAGAAGGCCGATTTCATGGCCAGTTCCCGGCGCAAAACGCTGAGGCGCAGCCAACTGGCCTGCCTTGGCGCTGGGGGCCTTCCAGTAGGAACGCAGTTCATCTGTAACAGCGTAGGGGGCCAGCACGTCATAGTCCGCGCCATCTGGCGCTGCAATGCGTAAAGTCGGCGGGCCTGCCTGGGCGTAACTGGCCTTGAGATAGTCACGCAGCTCTTCTTGTGTAATACCCTCCGGGGCGGCGCCCTCCGGCGCTGTGATGCGTAAGGTTGCCATCTCAATTCACTTTCTGAATATTCCAGCCTGAGCTGGCGGTGGGGCGGAGCTGCGGGAACGACAGCCCGCGCTGCTGAAATTGCGGTTGCGGTTGCGGTTGCGGCTGAGCTTGTGGTTGCGGCAGTGATTGGGGTCGAGGTTGCGTCTTGTCAGCGGACCATGCCTGCTGGCCCGTATATGCATTCAAGCCCACCACCCGGCCACCCAGGTCCTGCTTCGTAATCTCCGGCGCGTGCATCAGCCCCGTATCCCGGGAGTCGCCGTAGTCGTCGATCGCCAAGATGCGCTTGGAGCCATCGGGCTGGGTCAACTCCTGCATCTGGTGGAGCTTGTTGCGGCCCAGGTTGAAGGTGGACTGCACTTGGTCGGGCGTCATAAACCTCAGCAGCTTCGAGATATCTCCCGTATAGCCGCCACCCTCGCGGGGGCTCAGGCTCGCCAACGCCTCCTCCCGCATCTTGGCCTGGGCCATCTGCAGCAGCCGGTTTTCCTGCTTGTCCTGGGCCTGCGAAAAGGCAGACAGGCCCATCAGCCCGCCGCGGCCGATGGCCTGCGCCGTAGAGCCCGAGCTGGACAGCGCGCCCAGTCCCGCCCCCAGCAGGGCCTGGCCCATGGGTGAATTCAGCAGCCCCATCAGGCCGCTCGGTTCTTGTTGCCCCCAGGCCTGTTGCATGGCCTCGTAGCTTGCTTGGTTGTCCATTGCTTACCCCCGTCGTGCCGCGCGCTGTGCCATCAGCTTTTCAGCGCCCGAAAGTTGATTGGTGCGGCCTGCCGACAGCAGGCCCGTGAAATCCGCCTGCCGCGCAGGAATGCCGGCAGACTGGGCCTGGGGCGGCGCCGGGTTGCTGCCCAGCACCCCGGTTCTGGCCGCCAGGCTGGCCAGGTCGTTCGCAGACTTGAGGTTGGACGATGACAGCAGCCCGCCGCTGCCACCGCCAGCCGCCGCGCCGGAATACCCTGCCCCCACCGACAGCCCTGCCGGCATGCTGCCCATGCTGCTGGCGCCCCCCAGATAGCCCGCATCCACAGCCAACCCGCCCGCGCCCGAAGCGGCCGTTCCGCCGGACGTGGCCCCAGCGCCGCCGCCCATGGCCCCGCCCAGCGCACCACCGGCAAAAATGCCCGCAATGGTCTGTGCCACCTGGTGGGCGCCCCTGGCCGATCCGGTGTTGATGCCTGTGGCCTCCGCAGCCTCGTAGGCGCCGTCCGAAGCGCCGCCCCACTGGTTCACGATGGGCTCGTAGTCCTTGCCCGTGATGCCGCTCCAGACCTTGGCGCCCAGCGGGTCGGCTGCGCCCAGCAGCATCTGGTCCGGGTTCTTCAAGGCCTGCTGGGCCATGTGCCCCGCGTTGAACAGTTCGAAATCCAGAATCCCCATGCCTTACCCCCTTCGTGCCGCGCGCTGCGCGATCAGCCGTTCCGCGCCGGACCGTTGATGGCCCTTGCCCGCGGCCAGCAGGCCGGAGAAATCCGCCTGCCGCGCGGGAATGCCCGCAGACTGGGCCTGGGGCGGCGCCGGGTTGCTGCCCAGCACCCCGGTTGTCTGCGCCAGCATGGCCAGGTCGTTCGCCGTTCTCAGGTTCGATGCGGACAGCAAGCCACTCCCCGCCCCGCTGGCGTAGCCCGCGCCCACACCACCGGCCAGCAGGCCCTGGCCTCCCCCCATGCCGGATGCCGCCAGCCCCTGGCTGGCCAGCAGACCCTGCCCACCGCCCATGGCGGCCAGGTTGGAAGACCCGGCCCCCGCCATGGACAGCCCCAGGCCGGAACCCGACCCCGCAGCCGCACCCGATATCGCGCCGCTGACCGTGGTGGTGCCAGCCACCGTCGGCGCTGCCGCGCTGGTGATGGCCGTACTGGCACTGGCGCCACCCAGGCCGCCAGCCGCCGCCCCGCCCAGACCACCGGTGACCGCCCCCAGGGTGCCGCCAATGGCCGCGCCCTTCAGCGGGTTGTCCTTGTTCGACAGGGCCCCGGCCACCGCCCCGATCGCCATCGGTATCCAGAACATCACTTGCCCCCGCCGCTTTGCTTGGTGGTGGTGCTGCTGCCCGCGGTGCCGCTCATCACCCCCGTCATGGCCTGCAGCTTCTTGTAGGGGTCATCCTGCTGCTGCTGCCACTGCTCGTAGTTGAAGTCGGCGTTGTTCTGCGCCTGGTCCTGGTAGGCATTGCCGGCGTTCAGCATCTGGTTCAGGTCGGTGTAGTCCTGGTTGGCAAAGCCCTGCGCCATGCCCAGTGCCGACAGCTTGTTGGCCTGGTTGGTGTTGTAGGCGTTGCCATACATCTCGCTCGCCACATTGCCCAGGTTCTGCTGCAGCTGGCTCTGGCCTTGCTGCTGCATCTGCTGCAGGCCCGAATTGCCGAACGATCCCGACCCCACCATGGCCGACTCCATCTGCGGCTTGGCCGTCAGGTTGTAGCTGTCCACCACGCTTTTTTGCGCATTGGCCACCTGCTGGTCCAGGTAAGGGTTCTGCTGGTCGCCCATCATCTGCTGCAGGCCGGACTGGGCCTGCTTCCACAGCTCCGATCCGCCGCCCGCGCGCTCCTGCATGCCTTGCAGCGCCTGCTGCTGGGTGTCGTTCAGCTCGCTGTAGCGCTGGCCGTCATAGCCCTGCCAGCCCTTGTTGTAGATGTCCGTGCTCAGCTGCGCCACGTTGGACAGCAGGGGCTTGATCTCGTCTGGGTACTGAATGCTGGAGTTCGATGTGCTGCTGCCGCCGCCCCCCTTGGCGGGCCGCAACCGGCCCTGGGCACGGGCTTTCTCATGAAACGGGTTCATAAAGGCATCCTCATGGTTGTGTAAATCGGTTCCCAGGGCAGATGCCGCTGGTACAGGCGTTGTTGGGCGGGCCCGGCGCTGCAGCGCAGCTCCGTGCAACCGTTGGCCCGCGCCATGGCGGCCAGTTGCGCGCTGCAGGCCAGCCAGTGCCCGCCCGGTGCGTACAGCTCGCACACATGCAGCGCGCGCACGTTGGGCAGCTGGTCAATGCGGGTCACGGCCCAACCCACGGCCTGGCCGTCCAGGTCAATGCGGATCAGGTCGCGCTCGCCGCGCGACAGCAGCAGCTTCAGCTGCTCACCGGTGATCTCCCCGCCCGAGGTAGCGCAGGCCCGCCCCAGCTGGTGGGCACCATCGGCCCAGGCCCGGCCCACAAAGGCCGCCGGCACAATGTGCAGTTGGTAGTTCATATGCCCCTCACTCCCCGGTCAGGCCCCGGTCTTCCACCCAGGTCCCGGGCTCGCCGCTGTGCACACAGATCCAGCCCTTGGTCACATAGCGGCCGCCGGCCGCGCCCAGCACCGCCGGCGCGCTGTTGCGCAGGTAGTCGCCCGCCTGGTAGAGGCCGGTGGCCGGCGGCGCCTCGGCAGCGTTGTGGCTGCCGCAGATGCGCCCTTCGGACAGGTGGTTCAGCTGCACCGCAAAGCGCGGAAAGATCTGCGCCAGCGTCTTCACCAGGGCCGGCAGATCGCTGCCAAAACGGTAGTTGTCGGTCTGCAATCTCATCGGAACCCCGCTGGTTTGAGCCGTGGCGCAAAGCCGATCAGCGCATAGTCGCCCTGGCAGTCCACACGGAACGCATGCCAGCGCCCGCGCTGGCGCAAGTCGAAAGCCGCATCGTCACGGATCGCCGCAGACGCCTGCCGCGCCTCCTGGCCACCGTCGTCCTTGGTGAACCCGGTCGCGGCCGCCGCTGCCGGCGCCTTCTTGAAGCGCAGCACCAGCCGGTCGCACAGGGTCATCTGGTCGTCATCGCCCACATCGCCGGTGGTCAGGCTGCTGGCGTCCGGCGCACCGGCAAACGTCACCAGCCGGTTGCGGGTGTCAAACCCCGCCATCAGCTCCTGGGCCTCCACCCAGAACGGGCTGTCAAAGTCGATCGCCGGGCCGCTGTCGTAGGTGGTGACCAGCTCCGATCCCCCGTCGTAGGTGGCCGCCGGCGACGCATACCGCACCAGCGCGCGGATGGCATGGTTGGCCCGCCCCCACTTGTTGGTGCCCGGGTGGTAGACCAGCCCGTAATCCAGCTCGCCCCCGCCTTTGACCGAGGGGAAGAAGAACCACGCCAGCTGGTTCTGCTTGTCCCAGAACGCCTGCGACTTGTGCATCTGCTTGGGGTCGCGCACCTCCACAAACCAGTCGCGCAGCATGCCCCGGCCAATGGGCTGCACCTGCACGCCGTCAAAGACATACAGGTCATCGTCGCCAATGAAGTAATGCGCCTTGCCCGTGTCGCACACCGCATCCATGCCCACGCAGCCCACATCCGAATCCACCTGGGTGAAATTCCACACCTCGGCCGGGCCGGTGAAGCGCCCCACAAACGTGCTGCGGCGCTTGTAGACAATGATGTCGTCGCCCAGCCGGTGCGCCGCCGTGATCTCGCCGCCAGACTCCACCAGGCGGCCCGTGGTGCACAAGGTGGCCACATTCGGCACCCAGTCCTGCGCGTTCAGCGAGGCCGAACACCACCACCGGTCCGGGCTGTCACCATAGGTGGCATCCTGGGTGTTGAAGGCCATCACAAAGCCCTTCAGGCTGGCCAGAATCTTGGCCTTGGGCGCGCCCGCAACCGGCGCAAACGGCCCGCCCGTGGCCATGCGCATGCCCATGGACCGGCAGCTCGCCACCGTGCTGTTGGCAAACTGCGCCAGGCTCCAGCGCTCGTCCTGGCCCAGCGCAAACGGCGCACCGTCGCCGGACACATCGGCCCAGGCACTGCCCGCCAGGCTGTACAGCCGTTGCGTCGTGCCGCAGATGGCCAGGCGGTTGCCGCTCAG